TGTCAATAAAGGGCAATATAACGAAGTTGAAACTTCTGTTGATAGCACTCCTATTGATCGCGAATTTTGGGCTAAACAAATTTCTTATAACTTCTTACAACAATCTCAGTTAGCCTACTTAGGTCAATCTGGTTATGATTATGTTAAATCAAAACTAGAAGCTCTGAATACTGACTATGAATTGTTTATGAGAAAAATCTTATTTTATGGTTTTTCTAAAAAAGACAATACTGGTCTTTTAACTTCAACTGAAGTTACCACCAATACAAGTTTGATTACTAAGCAAATCTCTCAAATGACTTCAACCGAGATTAACGCTTTTGTAAGACAAATTATCACTGTTTATCAAGCTAACCAAGTTTTAGGTGAATTTCCAGATACTTTCTTCATTCCTCAATCTGATTATACTGGAATGGGTGCATTGATTAATCCTGACTTTCCTCTTGCTGGATCAACTAAATTGGCGTTCTTGTTAGACACTTTTAAAATTATGACTAATAATCCTAATTTTAAAATCATCACTAACTTCTACGCTCAAAAATCTTGGGCCGCTCAAGCTCCGTATAAAAAAGCAAATGGTTCTGCTCCTCTATCTTACGACAGATACATGCTTTATAAAAACAAAACTGAGAGCTTGGTATTCGATCTTCCAATCCCATTCACAATGCTTGGAACTGGCACATTGAACAACTTTGATTATTTACAATTAGGCTATGCTCAAGTAGGCAAAACTTTTTTCAAGCGTCCTGCTGATGCAATTTACTTCGATAATACTAACTCATAATAGGCGGAAAAATGAAAGAAATTACTTTATTCAATGACGGAGCTTCCCAAATGTCAGTAATGGCTTTGGGTAAAGCTATCAATTGGAATCCAAAAACAACTCTAAATGTTTCTGAGGAAGAAGCTAAAATTCTTTTGAATTACGGTCATGTTAAAAAATATGACGAAATTTCATCTGATGGCGGCGAAAGAGCTAGAACATTAGAAGAGGAGAATAGAGCTCTTAGGGCCGAGGTATTAGATCTTAAAGCTAAACTTGAAGCTCTTAAAGATGCAGATGCTGACGCTTCATCATCTGAATCAGAAGATTTGGATAGAGAGGGTTTAAAAGCTAAAGCTAAAGAACTCGGAATCAGCTTTGCTAAAAATATTAAAACCGAAGAATTGGCTAAATTAATCGAAGGTAAATAATGCCTGCAATTGACGGTATCACAGTTCAAGATTTTAAAGACTTGTTTTACCGCGATTTCGATTATTTGCCAACTTGGTCGGTGTCAAAAACCTATAATATAGGTGACACAACTTTTTATGCCGTTACTCAAAAGTTTTATACTTGTAAAATAAATTCGACTGTAGGGGTCGTTCCAACAAATACTACAAATTGGGATGTCAACCCCTACTTAGTCAAAACGGATTATGTTTGGGATGAGGATATAGAAAAAGCTTACGCGGAATCGGACGCCACAGTATTAACAAAAATTAATACTTTGGCAGCTCTTAAGCAAGCTTATCTATATCTTTCAGCTCATTACTTAGTCGGAGATTTAAACGCTAATGGACTTCAAAGTACTGGTAACGGTCTTTTGAGTTCTAAAGCGGTAGGCAATGTTAGCGTTGGTTATGTCGTGCCAGAGTGGGCTAAAAAAGAAGGGTATTCTTTCTACACAACCACTTATTACGGAATGAAATATCTTACGCTTACAAGACCTTACAGAATAGGGAATGTTATTCCATTTTCTACTCCAAGGCACTCTCTTAACCCTATTAATTACATTTAATGGAAGGAGCGGAATTAAAATTCGATCTGACTAATTTAAAAAACCTAGCCAAGCAACTTCAGGTAAAAAAAGAAGTTCAGGTGGGTATTTTTGAAGATAGCATAAGAGCGGATGGAGTCCCTAATGCCGAAATAGGGTTTAAACATGAATTTGGAAGTCCGCAAGAGCATTTACCAATGCGCTCTTGGTTGAGAAAACCAATTTATGAAAGAGGTCAGCAATTAGCGGACGCTGTTAGCGCTTCGCTAGAGCAAGACTTAAGCCTTCCTAATGCTTATAAAGTTTTGGCTAAAGAAGCCGAACATATAGTGGAGGGAGCTTTTGCCAGCGGTGGATATGGAGAATGGAAACCGTTAAGTGACAGAACCGTTGCCAAAAAAGGTAACGATACAATATTAATAGAAACTGGTCAGTTGAAAAACGCAGTTAAAGCAAAGGTGGTTAAATTATGATGCCACAAATGCAAGATGCCTTAAATGGCTGGGAAGAGAAAATAGTTTTGCTAAAGCTTGCTTCTACAATAGATAGTAACGGCTTGCAAGTAACTACTGAAATTCCATTTAGCTTTATGGGGACTATTCAACCCTTAAAGCCAACCGAGTTACAAGTTAGCTCAAGTGGTCAAAGAAAATTTGAATGGTGGATGGTTCATACGAGGTTCAAACTACATGATGTGGTAACCCCAAGTGAGCGAATCCGCTTTAAAGGAAAAGATTACAAGGTAATGCTCCAAAATGACTATAGTAGAAATGGTTATTTAGAGTATCATTTAATTGATTATATAAACAATGGATAAAGATCCAGCGGCAATTTTGGTGGACATTGTGAGGACTTACATGTCTTTACAGAATAATCAAATTTGGCAATACAACCAACAGGTAAATATTGCTAATAATGAGTCGCTTTATGTGGTTATCCATTATTTAACTTCAATTCCGCTTTCTTCGTCTTCAAGTTTTGAGGTAGGTGCGGGCAATACTGGGTATGAAACGGTTTCAAATATGAGTAAAGAAATTTATTCAATTGAAATAGCTTCTTACGACAGAAGCGCAATTTCGCGAAAAGAAGAGATTATTCAAGCTTTAAAAGGAGGATATTCTCAAAATCAACAAGCGAAATATGGTTTTAGGGTATTCCCTTTGCCAGTTACCTTTAACAATGTTTCTCGCCAAGTCGGTGGGAATATGTTAAATAGATTTATGATAGACATAGCTTTAATGGTTACCAGATCCTCAACAAGAGTCTTGGATTATTATACTAACTTTCCTTTTCAACTAACTCCAAATCCGTAATTTATGACCGAAGTTATTTCGATACAAAATTTTGTAAATACAACAATTAGGCAAACTCCTAGTCTTCTAGGTGAAATTAATCCAAATAACCTATTGTTAATCACAACCGAAATTCCATCAAATATTGATGAGTATAGAACTTATTTGAACGCAAGACAAGTTGGTTTAGATTATGGCACAAACTCTGAAACTTACGCTCTTGCTCTTTCAATTTTTTCTCAAAGCCCTAACATCCTTACTGGCAATGGTAAGTTAATTGTAGCTCCTTTTATTGCAAGCCCTGCTACCGTATCGGCTACCAGAGGTAAGTTTGTCTCTGCTGACTTAGACGCAAACTTAAATGCTTTGAAAGCTGTTAGCGACGGTGATTTGAAAGTTACTATTAACGGAGGAACGCCAATCAATTTAACTTTGATTGATTTCACTAGCTGCACTACGATTGCTGATGTGGCGGTAATACTTCAAAGAAGGTTGCCAAACCTAACAATCACCGAAGCTAGTGGAGTTATTACCTTTACTTCTAAAAAAGTTGGCTCTACTTCAACAGTTGCCTTGGCTGCTGTGAGTGGTGGAACTGGAACTGATTTAACAACATCTGGACTATTGAATGTTTCTGGCGGTTCTGCTACTGGTGGCGCAAACTCAAGCGGAGAAACTATCGTTGCTGCATATACAAGACTTTCTGCTGCCGTTCAATTTACTCCATTTATCACCAATAAACTTGTAGAAGATGCGGTTGCTATTACTACCGCTACTTCAGTTGAAGCTTCCGACAAAATTTGGTTTAATGTTTGGTCTGATAGCAATGATTTAGACGGAGTTATTTCAACTATCAAATCAGCTAATCAAAGAACGATTGCTTTATTTTATACAGTAGTTGCCGAGGCTCAAAAATTTATGGCTGCTGATCCAGCTACTTTATGCTCGGTAAATTTTAGCGGCAATAACACCTTCTTGAATGCTAACACTCAATTAAGAACTCTTAACGGCATTCTTGCTGACGCTGGAATGACGCAAGCTATTTTTGATAAAGCCGCTATTAAAGGCGCTAATATCTATGCCAATGTAGGCGGATTGAATTGCATAGTAAACAATCGCTACGGTGATTCTGGGCAATACCAAGATCAAGTTTATGGTCGTCAAGCATTAGTTTACTCTTTAACTACTGGCGATTTTAATGCTTTGCGTTCAGGAGCTATTCAGCAAACTCCTCAAGGTTTGGATAAATTAGTTTCTGCTACCAATTCAGTTTTTGCTAAATTTGTAAGAGCTGGTTATATTGGAACTGGTTTAAATTGGAACAGTCCTATAACTTTTGGAAATGCTCAAGATTTTAGAGATTCAATTTTTTCTGTCGGTTATTACATTTACACAGATTCTATCGCAAATCAACTTCAATCCGAAAGAGAGGCCAGAACCGCTCCTTTACAACAAGCTGCTTACAAAGAAGCTGGATTCATTTACAGAGCGTCTATTGATGTTCTTGTGGAAGCTTAATAACCTTAACTTAAAATAAATTATGTCGCAACAATTTACATTAGCCGGAGACGCAACATTAACCTTGCAAAATTCAGACGGATCTAATCAAAGAACTTTTGCTGAATTAGCAAACAACAATGCAATTTCTGTTGCATTTAATGATGAGACTGGCACTATGGACACTCTAAAAGGTGGGGCAGTGTTTTCAATTAATGTTGCTGCCAAAAAAGCTACTTTGAGCGTTAGGGTCATTAAAGCTGGCTCTGATGATGCTTGGTTGAACCAAAAATTAAACGAGCTTTTAAACTTGAGAACAAGTGCAAAAGCTCTTGATGGTTCTGTAATTGGCAATTTTGGTGATGGCAAAGGAAATTTAAGAAAATTAACCGCTACCCTTACTTTTGGTTTTGTCAAAAAAAGAATAAACCTTACTGCAAACTATAACGGAGATAACGAACAAGCTATCTCTGAATATACTGTAGATTTTGGCTTATCTGAATTAGCATTTAATTAATGAAAGAATTTACAACGCCTTCTGGCAAAACACTACAAATTGAAGAGGCTTCTTTTGAAGATGCTTGCGAACTAAACGCTCTTGCTATTCGAGAGCTTTTAGATTCTGGCATTTCCTTATCTTTGGTAGTACAAGAAATTATAGGATTATTGGCTGACGAAGAAAAAAAGAAAGATTTATCTAAAGTTGAATTTTCTGACTTGCTAGGATCTAATGTTGTGTTGGAAATGGTCAGCAGAATATTTTTATCTTTATCAGCTTCTCCAGAGGTTAGAAAGAAAGTTTTTAAATGTTTGGACAGGTCTCTTTTAAACAAAGAAAGAATTGTTCCTTCGATGTTTGATACGGTTGAAAATAGAAAAGATTATTTCTTTATTTTCAAACAGTGCATTTTAACCAATGTGCTTTGTTTTATCTAAGCCCACTCTTGAGGGTCAAAAGAGTTGGGGCGACTTTCTCTGACCCAGAAAGACAAGTTGACTACGAAGATAACTTAACCAAATTTGAAAGAACTTGCTTAATCCTTTCTAGTAAAGGTTATTGCGGCGGAAATCCAGAAGGAATTGCTAATTGCAAAATATCTTGGGTTCTCAAGATGATGGATTTTCATAAATTTACAATAGATTTTAGAGAGGAGTTACAGAACAAGCAATGAACATAGGCAGTTTACTTCTCAGTCTAGGTATAAAAGCCGATACAAAGTCCCTAGATGACGCTATCGCAAAAGTAGAAGAACTTAAAAAACAAACCCAAGAATTAAACAAAGCTTTAAAAGAAACCAAAGTTAATTCCAAGCTAAATGTTTCAAATTCTAGCACTCAATCTACATCAACCAAAACCCCTAAAACCCCTAAAGAATCTCAAGTTTTAAGAGAAGAAGCGGCGGTAAGCGCGGCTAAATTAAGAATAGCTAAAACTGAGCTTGGTTTTTTAGATTTAAAAGAAAAAAAAGAAAGCAAAGAAGAAAGAGAACAAAAGAAGAGAGAAAAAGCCAGAGAAAAAGCAACTAAAGATTTTTTTAATCAAGTTGAAAGCGGTTTTTCTTTTATTGCCAAAGCTTTTACTGGTGGCTTATTAGCTGGCGGCGTAGCTGGTTATATAACCTCACAAGCCTCAAAGCAGGTGTCTCTTTCTGCTTCGCTACAACAATACGGAATTGATCCAGAAAAGTCTCAAAGATATGCAAATGTCTTTAGAAGAGCGAGTGGTGGTCAAGTTGGCGTAGAAGAAACCAATGCGTTTATTGCAAATCTTTCTGATCAAATTGCCAAAGGGTTATTCACAAACCCAGAAATATTGTCTAAATTTGCATTACTTGGTATTGATCCAAGAAATGTTAAAGATTTTGATTCTGCTCTTAAAGAAATCAGGGGGGCTAGTAAAAATCCAAATTACGACCCAGCAATACTGACTTCGCTTCTTGGTCAATTAGAAGTTCCTAAAGAATTTGCGCCGGCATTTGGAAAGAATTTTTCCGATGAAGAGTTTAGAGATTCTTACGACAATGCTAAAATTTTAACTAATGCACAGGTTGAGGCCGCAAAAGAATTAAATATCAAATTTGCAGAATTAGGAAATTCATTTGATGTTTTGCAAGGAGTTTTGCTAGAAAAGTTTGCTCCCGCTATAATAGGTATAGCGAATAAAATCGAAGAAAATTTGACTCCCGAAAACATTGAAGAAGCTGCGGAAGTTGCTAAAGGAATCGGCGCTGGCTACCTTGTTACCAAGGCAGCGGAAACCGCTTTAAAATATGGAAAAAAAGGTTTAGGAAGGCTTGGTGTTGCTGGTGCGGGAGGATACGCTTTATACGAAGGATTGTCATACCTCGCAGAAAAAAATGAAAAATTGCTTTATCCTAACAAAAACAAGAAAGAAGAAGAGTATGTAGCCGATTTTGGTAACTTTGAAGTTAATGACAGGCTAAAAATGAATCCAGAACACCAATATTCGCAAGAAGAGATTGCGGCAGCAATTAGACAAACGACAATAAATCCAACCGTTACAACAAATGTAACTATTAATGCTGGAAGCGTTGATAAAAATACGGCGCCATTTATTGCAAATGAAATTAATAGCAATGTTAATAGGTCAATATATAATTCAAAATATCCAACACTAACATCTCCTAGATAATGGCGTTACAAGATACAATACCGAAAAATTTAAATGAGACGGCAGGCAAAGTTGATGGCTTAAATCAATTAGTTAGTCAGTATGTAGTTGCGCCTTTAGCTGGTTTTGGTATTTCTGGTTTTAAATTTTCAGCTTTTAAAGAATACAAAGGTGAATTAAAATCTAAAATTACTGACATTTACAATGAAAAAAATGTTGCGCTACAAGATAACATTGCGTTAGAGCCTGAATTATTTACTCTTAGCGGATTAGTGGGGGAATTGACCCACGAATTTAAAGATAATAAGCCGAGTAACATTAGAAAGTTAGCCGAGAAACTAACTACCATTGCAGGATTTTTACCGCTCATTTCTTCAACAATGAAGACTCTTCATTCTTCGATTAATTCTCAAAAGAATGGCCCGCAAGATTATGCGGACGCTGCTTTGGGTTCGGCTCTGGATCTTTACCAAACCTATAAAAAACTAAATCCACCAAAAACAATGCAGGCTAAAGCCTACAATTATTTTTTAGCGCTAAGAAATTCAAAAGTTTTGATAAGTTTTGACACCCCTTACGGCTTTAAAAGTAATTTTGCCATTGTTAATATTGTAATGACGCAGCCAGAATACACCGAAACAACATCTGATGTAATGCTAATTTTGAAAGAAATTAGATATGCTCAAACCTCAACTGTAAAATTTGATCCCGCGAAATATGAAAGTAGGGCGCAGCAACAAAATCAGCCAGTTGCGGATAAAGGCGCTACTCAAGGAAAAGAAGCTGATAAAAAACTTTTTGGCAGCATTATTGATAGTTTAAAGAATTTAGGAAAAGGAGGTATTTTATGAGATTGATAACTGGACTTGATTCGTCTTCAAAACAACTTATTACTATTTCTACCGAAGATAATTATACTTTTCAATTACTGCTTACTTATTCGACAAATAGACAAGGTTGGTTTTGGTCTATGGCTTATAATAATTTTGCGGTTAATAACTGCCGCTTAAATATTGGAGCTAATATTTTGCACAGATATAGACACGCGTTGCCATTTGGATTAATGTGCGTGAGCGAAGAACCAAAATCAGTCAATCCTTACCGCCTAGATGATTTGGAAAGCGGCAGAATAAAACTTTATTCTTTAAGTGCGGCAGAAGCCACTCAAATAGAAACTGATTTTTATGGGCAATAAACTCAATAGAAGTTTTAAGCTTACAATACAAGATGCGGCTCAGCCAGCTTCTTATTACAATGAAAGCTTAGTAAATAATTCTAACTTAAGATTAACGCCAGCAGCAAATGAAGTGGCTAACGATAAACCATTGCCGCAAGCTGGTAAAAATGCTTTGGTGATTGAGATTCCTTTTACCATAGAAATTGATATAAATAATATTATTGCAATAGATGGAAATAGAGCCTCTATTAAGATTTATGGCTTAAAAGAAACGAATAGAAATAAATTATTTCAAAACCCTTGGAATATACCAATTCTTGAGGGCGGAAAAAAAGGTTTCAGAAGAGTCATTTTAGAAGCTGGCTACGGCAAAAATATTTACCCTATATTTGACGGCATACTAACCCAAGGATATTCCGTGAGAGAGGGCGTGGACTGGACAACTAATTTAACCTGCATCTCAAGTGCGGTAGGGCTTTACAACACTTTTATAAACAAATCTTATGAGGCCAATACAAAACAAATTGATGTTATAAATGATATTATAACCGAAATGTCTCAATATGGAGATTTGCAAAAAGGCGCGGTAAGCGAAACTATTGACGAAACATATTCAGAAGGAGTTTCTTTAATTGGCGAATCTTATAATGTTCTAACTCAATTTGGTCTTGATGTTTTTATTAGTGCGGGAAAAATAAATATTTTGCAGGTTAATGAGGTGCTTGGAACTCCAAAACCATCTACCCAGTTACCTCTTGCTACCGATGTTATAAATAAGTTAGGACTTCAAATTCCAAACATTTCTGCATCCAGCGGATTGATAGGTACTCCTGTTTTAAATAACGATGGTTATGTTACGGTAAGCATGATTTTTGAGCCAACAATTAAATTGGCTAGTTTGGTTAATTTAGAATCAGCTACAGCTTCTTTTTTTAACGGATATTATAAAGTCATGGGCGTTAATCATAAAGGAGTTATTTCCTCCTCTAAAGAAGGGACGCTAATCACAACTTTAAAATTATGGAGCGGTGGCTCATTAGTTAATAACTTTAACATTGTTGCGCCCGTATGACAAGACAAATACTACCAGCAAACCAATTACCAAAAATAGTAGATCCTGAGAATTTAGATCAAGTTCTCGATCCTTTTGCAGAATATCTAAGGGCGACTTTTAATTGCCATAGGGTTGGAATAATTCAGTCTTTTGATGCGTCAACCCAAAGAGCAGTAGTGCAATTAGTTGATATATTAAGAAAAAATACTTTTCAAGGCCAACAACTTTTTACTCCAACCCCTTTGGTTGAAGTGCCCGTTGCTATTAACTACGGTTCTAATGGTGGACTTAATTTTCCTATAAAAGCAGGGCTAGAATGCTCAGTTTTTTTTAATGACAGAGATTTGGAAAACTGGAAAAAAACAGGCGCGATAGGAACTCCCAAAACTTATCGTATGCACGATATGACAGATGGAGTTTGCTATATCGGCATAAAATCTAATCCAAAAGCAATTACTGGCTACGACAATACAACCGTTGGTATAACTTACTTGAACGATAGTGGCGCAGAACAAGCTAAGGTAAAAGTTGATACTAAGGTTGAGATAGCTAACAACGACCAGTCTCTGAAAGATTTGATTGCAAATTTAATCTCTATTTTGCAAAATTTAAAGGTTGTAGATCCGATAAGTGGCGAACTGCCTATCGACGCCACAACAGCTAGTAACTTAACTACCCTTTTAACCAACTTTAATCAATTGCTAAAATGACAATTATTCGGGCAAATGATACAAATAACGATTGGATATTTGGCTTGGGCGCAAACGCTTATAAAGTTAATAACGATGCCATCGCCCAAGATATACAAACTAAACTTCAAGAATGGGTAGGTGATTGCTTTTTTAACCTAACTGCTGGAATTGATTGGTATAATAGATTTGCTGATGGAAATTCAGCCAGATTGGAGCAAGAAATAAATTCTCTCATTTTAAAAGTAAATAATGTTGTTAATGTTAATACCTTGTTTCTTGACTTGGCAAATAGAAACTTTATTGTTTCTTATGATGTTCAGACGGTTTACAGTGCCTCTGTGATAGGGGAAATAAAACTATATCAATAATCTAAGTTGGGCGGCAACTTTTAATTTTTAATTAATTGTGGCTACAGAAATAAACCAATATGGATTAAGTATTGCAAGCAAAGCAGAGCTTGATGAGGCTGCCGCCGCCGGGCTTACTTTGATTTATGGGTCAGAAACCAATTTTGACAGTAATAGTGCGGATGGTCAGTATTTTGGTATAACAACGCAAGCAACAGAGGATTATTTAGAAGTTTTGCTTGATGTTTATAATATGTTTGATCCCGACAATACTATCGGCGTTCAGCAAGACAATTTATATTGGATTAACGGTATTAAAAGAAAGGGAGCTAGTTTTTCTTACCAAAATATTACTATAATCACGGATAGAGCCTTAACTCTTGATGGTTTAGATGCTCAAGCAAATGATATTGATGGTGTAGGTTATACAGTATCTGATAATATTGGCAACCAATGGATTCTTCTTGATACTCAAAATCCACCCTCGGCAGGAACTTACACTTACTCTTTTAGAGCTAAAACTCTTGGCGCTATCGCCAGTTCGCCAAATACAATAACAGTTCCAGTTAGCGTTGTCATTGGGGTAACTTCTATTAATAACGCAACAGGCGTTTCTTCTTTAGGAAGAGACGGCGAAACCGATAGTGCTTTTAGCGCAAGAAGAAACGCTTCTTTTGCAAACAGATCTTACAATTCTTTAGATGGCCTATATTCTGATTTACTAAATTTAAACGGTGTTGTTTCGGCTTCTGTTTACGAAAACGATAGTAATGTAGTTGACGCAGACGGAATACCCGCACACGGGTTTTGGGCGATTATTGAAGGGGGAAGCGATGTGGATATAGCAAATACAATCTATGTTAATGCAATCAAATCCATTCCTTCAAAAGGAGATGAGACTTATGACATAACCACAATTCAGGATCAGATTTATACTGCGAGATGGGATAGGCCAAGCTCCGCGCCCTTGTACATTAAATTCAATTTAAAGCCTCTTAAGCTTGGCCAAACATTTAATCTCAGTGATATAAAAAATTATATTATTGCTAATAAAACTTATGCAATTGGCGAATATGCTGAGACCGGGTCTTTAACTGATACTGCACTTGCTGCCATTACAGCTACCGCGGGGGCTGGATCAGGAACTGCCTTAGCTCTTTTGATCTCAAGCGATAATACGACATGGGTAAGTTATTTAGGTGCGACAAATAAAAAAACTAAGTGGATTATAGACGCCGCTAATATAGCTATTACGGAGATTTAGAATGGCCAATGTAAGTAATATTGCTCAGTACTACGCGGATCTTTTAATTATCCAATACAACGGAAAACCAAAAGCATCCGCAACAATTAAAACAATGGTAAATATTATTCTGCAAAATGGTATCTTGCTCGATGTTCTGGACGCCTTTAATCCTGAGACTTGCGTGGGAAAACAGCAAGATATTTTAGGTAAATGGATCGGTGTTGATAGATATTACTTAGGCGATGGATTAACTCAAATTTTAAATGATGACGATTACAGAATAATTCTAAATTTTAAGGCCATTTCTAACGCTCTTGACATGAGCTGCTCGTCTATTGACAATATTTTATATGAGTTTTTTGGCGATAATGTTATTTGCACAACTGATAACAATCTAAGAATATTTTATTTGGTTACGGAAGAATATTTCAATATTTCATCCATTCTTTTGCAAAAAAAAGTTTTGCCAAAACCATTGGGCGTAGCAATAGGGGGAATTGTAAAAAATAAAATTTGGTTTGGTTTCTCTACTTACGAAACTTTTAATAAAGATATTCCAGCTAATGTGGTAGGTTTGGCGACTTACGCAAATTGGTTGACAAAACAAGGAAGCTTTTTAACATACGAGGATATTTTTTATCCATAAATTTACTTTTTATCAATTGGCGTAGGCGGCGCTTTTAAAATATTTTAATAAATGCCTGCTCTTACGCGAAAATTTAAGAAGATATTTGGCAAAGACTCCGCTAATAATGGCGTTTTTGGCTCTGCCGCCGCATTAGCGCCTGCCACTTCGACCAATCCAGAAACCATAGAATCTCTTCCAGCTTTTTTAAATGGTTGGGATGATGCTACAGAAGGGGGGTTGAAACTTCCTACTCTTCAAGACATGCAGGGTTTAAAATATGACACTGATTACCATCTTGCTTACATTTATGAGAATGGTATGCAGGTCTATAATTCTTTGACTACTTATTACACAAATAATTTAGTAAGAGAAGATGCAACTGGCAAAATATGGAAATCTCTTGTAGATAACAATATTGAAAATGCTTTAGTAGAAGGAGCTAATTGGACATTACTTGGTGATTTATCTAATATCCCCACCTCTCCAATCGTGGATGCTTCAACAATATTAAAAGGCATTGTTGAGCTATTAACCAATGCAGAATTGGCAGCAGGAACTGATACTACAAGAGCAGCAACGGCAGCAGCCATCGCTTCTTTATATCCAAATATCGTTATTGGCTCACAAAATTCGATTAGTTTTCCAATAAAAGATGGTGGCGCTTTCAAAAAATTTACAATTAAGTCGGGAGTCACTGGCAATCTATCGTCTGGAAACCCCGGAACAACTATAACTTTCGCATCTGCTTTTACTGGTGGAGTTACCGGTGCATCAGTTGCCACTACAACTTATACCGGCGTTGCAGAAGCAAATAATGCTATTCCGAGTTTAACTTTATCAAACATAGTTCTGACAGTTGGAGGCAATACGCCTCAACCTTACCGCTGGATGGTGTTTGGATACGATAATTAATTTAAAAAATTATGAAAATAAAAACTCAATATAATCCGCAAACCTCATTAGTTTGTGGTTATTTTCCAGAAAATAAAGATTATTCTTTAAGTTTTGTGATTGATCAAAGGGCGAAAACAATCAGCGGACTTCCCTACATTGAAATTGAGGAATTAGATCAAGTTCTTGATAAAGAAATGTGCGTGATTGATGGTGTATATCAAGAATACATTAAGCCTTTAAATTTACAAATAGAAGAGGCGAAGCAAGAGAAGCTTAGAGAATTAAAATCAAAACGAGATGACTTGCTAAACAACAAAACATTTTCAATCACAGTTGATGGTGTTAGCTGCGATTTTTGGCTAAGAGAATCCGATTTACCTGCGATCAATGGCAGAATTAATTCATTATCAAAGCTAGATGATGCTGCAACTATTACTTGGGGAACAGTTAAAGGTCAAAGAATAGCTCTAAATAAAAAAGCTTACGATTCTTTATCTCGCCATATAATTGTTAATGACGCTCAAGTAAGAGATCTTCACGCGGCCAAAGAAAAAGAATTGGAAGTGTTGGTAAAAGAAGAATCAACCACTCTCGAAGATATTAAAAATTTTAACACTAATTTAATCTAAAATGATAGTAACCACTTTAAGAACTGGGGCATTAACCTTGTTATCAGTTCAATATAAATTTGAACTAGGAGTGTTGAGCGTAAGGTTTACCACAGATGGCGCTCATAAACTTTATGGCAATGTTGATATTACTTTAGCAAATGTTCAAAATAGTTTTTTCAATCAAACTTTAAGCTTCAAAAGAGAGAGCGCGGATCAATTGATATATTCTAGTCAAGTTGACGCCGGAGTAACCCCTTCTACTGAGTGGGTAACCTTACCAAATAACGGCACAGCAATAACCGCGACAGTGGCGAATAGTTTTATTGATTTACCAATCAATAATTACAATTTTTTATTATTAGACACTGTTGATAGCAACTTCTCAACATCATCTATTTCGATTAAACAGACCAATATCGGATTTACCGGAGTTGATGGGCTAGAGGCTGAATTATGGGGCGCTGAAGATTTAACGGCTACCCCTCCAAAATACTCGATCAATAATGCCGATTTAAGTTTTGATTACCCGGTGAGAGTTTCGATTAAAAACAACAATCCAAATGTTACTAACATTCCTTTAATTATCACATAAGATGAGCAAAGATATTCAATTTTTTAAAAACCCAATTAGCAAGCAACAAGCTATAGAGCTTATAGAGGCTTTTGGTCAAGGCGGAGGTGGCAACCCTAATAACAAAGGTTATTATCAAACTTTAGGCGAATTGGAGGCTGCATATCCAGTAGGTGAGGCTGGTTGGTATGCTACAGTTGCCGCTACAGGAACGGTTTGGTTTTGGAGCGCGGACACTGATTCATGGGAAGATTCTGGAATGTCACCTGAAGTTGGCGGTACTAATGGAAATCTTCAATATAATAATAACGGAGTTATTGCTGGCGTTAAAATAAACTACGAAGAAAAAGCCGGAGGCAATACTTTAAGCCTTCAGGCAGAAGCGGCTGTAGATGCAAATAGCGATGGCAGAACAATTATTGTTACCGCTGGAGAAAGCGGAGCCGATGCTGGAAATGGTGGCAGTGTTATTTTTAGCGGCGGCGGTGCTACAAGTCCAACTGGAAATGGCGGCAATGTGAAAATAAAAGGAGGCCTTGGTGATAGTAACGGAAAAGCATATCTTACTACGCCAGACGAAAGCAAGGGAATTTATATTAGTGAAAATGGCGTTATTTTATTTGGCAATGGTCATGAAGCCGAAATTAATGTTGACACTTTAGATGCCGATATTGTTTTAGAATTGCCCCGTGGGTCAGGTAATCTTGCAACAGAATCAAGTGCGCAAATCGCGGCGGAATCTGCCGCAAGTGATGCCACGGGCTTTAAAAATTTTGGAATTAACGGCGATTTTTCAGTAAGTCAATTAAAAAATAACGATCTTTATACATTTTCTGCCGCAGGCACTGGTGTAATGGAATGGGGCCCTGATATGTGGTTCGGTGCGACCGTGGGTGCGAGCATGACTGGGCAAAGAGTTGCGGGTGTTAATACTACATATAATTTTAGACTTTATGGGGATGCTGGCGTAACGGTTTCAATTTTTGGCATAAGGATTCCTTCAGAGAGAATGATTCATGCAAAAGGTAAAAAATTAACTGTTTCTATTTTTACTGGAAGCTCCGCCGTTACATCTCTAGATTGTCAGGCAAGCTATTGTAACACAAAAGATGTTTTTGGCACAATTTCCGTTCCAAATTCAACTCCGTTTCTATTCAGTTCAGTAGCGGTCGATAATTCTTTCAAACAAAAGGTAATAAGTCTCGGCACTGTTCCAGATCAAGTCACTAACGGGTTAGAAGTTTATTTTGCATTTACTGGTCTTGGTTTAGGAGAAACTATAGATTTTGGAAAATTTCAAATAAATATAGGAAATACCGCAACAGAATTTGAAAAATTAAGTTACGCTCAACAACTTGCAAATTGCGCACCATTCTTTGGTCAATCTTGGGGTTCTGGAGATTGGAATCCAAATGGACAGGCATTTGCTAATGATCCAGTTGGTTCTTCGCCTCTGAATGTTATTGGTTCGCAAAGTTTTGGGGCGGAAATGTACGGCAATAGAACACCAGTCGTTACGCTTTTCGATCAGGCAGGAACGCCGGGATGCGTTTCAGAGCCGGGATATTCAAACGGATTAGCGGCAGTTGCAATTAATGTAGGAACTACTGGCTTTAACCAAGTAAGATCAAGTGGCGGTATTTTTACTGCAACTGTGATTGGTTATTCGTCATGGGATAACAGACTTTATTAAAACAATAAAAAATTTTTATGAATATATTGCAAAAATATAATATTCAACCAAATGTACCGACTTTTTCTGGTCAATTTAAATTATGTAAAAATATTGGCGGGACGGCTTCTAATACTGTTGTTTTTATTGATGAAAACGGAGTTCATTCTTCTTTTGAAGCAGACGGCGATAGTTTTTTAGCTAAAAAATATGCAGCCTGGTTAGCAAATGGCAATCACCCCCTTCCTGCTGATGATAATTTTCTTATTTATAATGATATGGAAACAATTGCTTCATCGCCTTTTTCTTATGTTATTAATAAAAATATGGGATATGCTGGTAATATCGTTAAATTAAGTCAACAAGCCTCTGCCATCGAAACTGCTGGTACTATGTGGGTAAAAATTGATGGTGTATTAGTAAGTGGATTAGAAGAAATAGTGCCAAGTCTTGATTTGGAGAGCATTAGTTCTACTGGAAATTCAGCTTTTAATGCTGATTCTGTTATTGAAATTGGCTATGTTGGTTCTCAAAATATTTTCCGTCATAATGTATCTTTATTCTGCACTAAACAATGCTAAACGCTCTTAAATTAATTTTAGATTTCTTTTTAAAAAGTGAGTCGATTCAAAAATCAATTGCTTACGGTATTAGAATATTTTGCACGATTGTAGCTCTTTGCGTTGGTATTGGTGCGGGCGTTGGAACTTACGAAAAAATCAAACAAGGTCAAGGTTTGTCTGATATTATTAAAGAGGCTAAAGCTGTAATTCGCGAGGTGAAGTAATGGATACCACTCTTTCTTTACAGCCTTTATTATTTTGGATATTTGGTATTGTCGGCGTCCTTGGTATTTATATTTTTAAGGATTTTAAAGAAAATACTTTGAATAGATTTGATAAAAATGAAAGCTCAATAGAAAAGCTCCAAGCTAATCGCGCAGATAATGATAATAAAGTTATGTTGCTATCTCAATCAATAACTAACATGGTTTCTAAATTATCAGAGCTGGAAGTCGATTTTAAAGAATATATGAAATATTCTCAGAAAGCTTTAGAAAAACGAGAAGAATATCATTCTTACATTGAAAAGATTGCAACAAATTTAATGACACAAGAACAAATGAAAGAAATGCTTGCTAAATTAGATAAAATTGCAAATAAATGATTAAAGACACAATTTACATAGCGGTAATTGGCGCAGCCTTATTTATTGGTAAAAACTGGGGTTCTTTAAGTAAAGAGGTCGAATGTCAAAAAACCGAGATTGCAATTAAAGACAAAGAAGTTAAAGTGGAAAAAGTAAAAGTTAAAATTAAAACTTATCAAAATGAAATGGTTCAAAAAGATTCTAATATTACTGAGCGCAAGCATTGGATCGAGTTGTTCGAGCAAGAGCGAGCCAGTAATCTTGAATAACGAAACTTATTTTAGTTTGGTTTGGAATGAAAAAGTCAAAAGTGATTTGCTAATTGTAAGCGACGATACTTTCAAATTTATCAAAATAAACGAGACTACGAATCTCTGCCAAAATAAAAAAGATAAAGACAATTGCTTTAACAAATTAAAATAAATTTATGACAAAATTACATATTTACGGTTCAGTAGAAGAAGTCCATTTACACAATAATTTAAAAGATGGTTGGCAGGCAAATTGCAGCGTAGTCAATAACACTTCATTTCCGATTTCATTGTCGGGTGTTGGGATTGATTCAACAATCGTAAATCCGGGCGATCAATATTCTTGGTCTTCTCAACAAGTAAACAACACTATTGCAATAAATATCAATGCGATTCCTATGCAGGGTAATTTATCATTTGGCCCAGAAGCTGGTGTTTATGTTGATAGGGGCTGGATGCAAAATCAAACTATTCAAATGGTTGCAGTGGCCAATGGTAAAAGCTTTGTGCAAAATTCTAATGGTGGCGAAGAATTGTTGCAATGGAATGAATTTGAGCAAGGTGGCGATATTTCATTAACTTTTTCAAATATCTAAATAATTTCTTGCCTTCATAGTTTTTTTAATTAAAAAATAACTTGCTGGCAGAGATCCGATTGCACAACTACTGGACGCGCGCTTGGTTTTACTTCATATTTTCTCCTTAGCGCCCTGCCAGCTAATTTTATAAATTATGCCTCAATTTGGAAAAACATCTCAAGATAAATTAAATACCTGCCACCCTGATTTGCAGCGCTTAATGAGTGAAGTAATCAAGCTTTATGACTTTACTATATTGGAAGGCGAAAGAACGCTACAACAGCAGCAAACTTATTTTAAAGAAGGTAAGTCAAAACTAGATGGCATTAAGAAGAAATCTAAACATCAAAACAAACCATCTTTAGCGGTTGACATTGCGCCATTTCCGATTGATTGGAACGATACCAAAAGATTTTATTTTTTAGCTGGTTTAGTCATGGCAAAAGCTGACGAGCTTGGAATTAAGATAAGATGGGGCGGAAGCTGGAATGGAAGCTTTGATTTTAAACAAAATAAATTCGTTGATTTACCTCACTTCGAACTTTTGTAAGTTTTTATTGGGGTGGTAAGCGCAGTAACCCAGTCCATATGAGATAGAGATATTTCATTACCTAACCCCCAATTTATCATTAACTAGCACTCGCAAACTAACTCCACGCTTTGCCGCTTTTCGTTTCAGCTTCTCAAGGTCTTTATCCTTAATCCTTAGCGAAAATACTTTCTTCGCTTCGTTATCTGGCAGCTTAGGTCTGCCTCTAGGTCTTTTTGTTTTCATTATTTAGTTTCAATTAATTTCCAGCCATCGCGAGCTTTTCTATTTAGCAACGCTTCCAAGCTAATCGCTTCTTTTGTAGCATTCTCTTTGGTTATGGTAGCGTTTTCAGCATGATAAAATACTTCAAATATTTTATTGTCTTTGCTGATATAGATTTCAGTAGTGCCTTTTTTCATTTTTAATCAATATTAATGTTATATTCATAAAGAATATCTATGATGCTTTCAAGCCTTTTACGCTCCTTTGCAGTCAATTCTTCGTGATCTAATTCGCGCCTAATAAACTCTAGCGTTTCACTTATGCGACAATATAAATCACCAGCATTGCAGGCTGTTTTAAATTCAGCATTTTCCTCTGGTAATTTAAATTTTAAAATTCCTTTTGGCATATTTTTAGAAATAATTCCTAATCTCTTTCAAAACAACATCTCGAAAGAAAATAGGGTTGTTGGTAATATAAGCCTTAAAACCCATCTTATTCATCTTTAAAAACCATTCCAATTGATCTTCTCTCAAATGAATTTCGCTTGGTGAACCAATCTTTTTTACTTCACAAAGAATAATGCCGTTTTGCTGCGTTTTTGCATTATAAAAATACAAAGAAATATCTTGAAAGCCATGCTTAGAACCTTCGGCTTTTTTTCTTTTATACAAAACCATTCTTTGAATCTGGCTTAGTTGTCCTCCAGCCGTGTCTCCGTTGTCATTTTGCACAAACTCCAGCTCGTTGTCTTTATGCAACATTTTTAACTCCGCAGCCATAGCGTTAAATTCTTTGTGAAAATGCTGTTGGTAATTTGTCTCTTTCTTGCCAGCAATATTGTAAATAATCAACTCTGCCGCTGTGTTGGGAATTTTTGGCACATCTTTATTAACTAAAAGATTAATGCGCGGCAGCCACTTCTCTGGCACGAGTAAGTGCAGGTTTTTTATATCTACACTTTTTTTGATATGGCTTTCTTTTTTCATTAAAAATCTCCTTCATTAACTTGAAATACATTGAATCCAAGACTTCTTGCATGATTGACAACTTGGTTTCTGTCATCAAACATAGCTTCAATAAAATAACTATCGCAAATCTTTTTCCACATTTCCTCTTTAACAATGTAATCAGCCCTCATATCTCCTTCTTTTCTCATAAGGATCCAGTCGTATTCAATGCCATGAAAATCTAGCCATTGTTTAGTTAAATCTTCACATTGTTGGTTGGCTTCCCTACCAGAACAAATGATTATATCAAATCCAGAATTTTTTAGGCTATTTACGCATTCTGCCACACAGACATTAAGCTTATCTTCCATAACTTTTGCATAGTCGTAGGGGCTTCTATCTCCTTTTAAAGCTAAAGTTCCATCAATATCAAAAATATAAGCTTTAGGTTTTGATGGATTGTTTAATACTTGCGATTTCACTTTTTCTATTTTTTTAAAGTCAAATATTTTTTTAAGAATATTCAGGTTGTTAAACTGTCTTTTAATAACCTCCTCACCAACTTTGCGAGTTCTTTGACTATCTCTTTTTATAGCCTCTTCCAATGAGCATTCGATCAAATTAAACTCAAAATCATATTCTTGGAATTTTTCGCAAAACTCTTTAATAAAACTTAATTTTAAGTTTGTGTTATCAACAATTACATCATTGCCTTTTATTAAAGCGCGCTCGATTAAATAATTTTGGAAAGCGGTAATTTGATTTTCTTTTAAATATAAATCAGGCTGTTGATAATAGCCCGCTATTGTTTCTTCGGTATAACCAAAAAGCATCTCGCGCAATTTATCTCTATTTACTATTAAAGCTCCAGTTTTATCAGCAATCTCTTTTGCCTTTGTTGACTTCCCGCTCCCAGAAATTCCTATCATTAATGTTATTTTAGCCATGGTTCTTTGATTTAAATTTTTTCTTTTTAGCGTT